TATTACGGAGTATGGGGAACTGACCATGGCAGATTTTAACCAGGCGTTTGACAGAATGTTGGACCATGAAGGCGGCCTGCAGCTCTCCAACGTTGAACTGGACCGCGGCGGCAGAACCTTTGCCGGGATCTCGTCCAGATACTGGCCGACATGGCCGGGATGGGCACTGGTCAACGCGGGGGCGTTTGACGATCCCTCGCTGCTCGAACTGGTCAAGGAGTTTTACCGGGACGAGTTTTGGGATGCGATCCAGGGTGACGCACTGTTGGAACAAGAGGTCGCCGAGTCTGTTTTTGATTTTGCCGTCAACGCCGGGATCACGACCGCCATCAAACGTGCCCAGGAAGTCGCGGGCGCGGACATGGACGGTGTTGCCGGGCCGCAGACGATCCGGGCGGTCAATGCCCTGCGCACATCAGATTTTTTGCCCCGGTTCGCCCTGGCAAAGATCCGGCGGTATGTCGGAATTTGTGAAAGCGACGCAACGCAAAAGAAGTTTTTACTCGGCTGGATCATCCGCGCACTGGATGGCGTCGAGATAACATGGAGGCAGCATGACTGAGACACAGACGCAACCGACAAAAAAGCCCGATCCCTGGTACCTGTCCAAGCGGACCTACGCGGGCGTGATTATGCTCGTGGCCATGGTCCTGGGCGTTTTTGGCTACGACATTGACCAGGATCTGCAGGCCAACATGACAGACATTTTGTGGACGTTGGCTGGGGGAGTGGCTGGCGCATTGGCCCTCTGGTCCAAGGTCAAAGAGACCAAGGCAACCAAGGCAAACGGAAAATGATCTCCCGGATCATCGAGATATTGCATGTCATTGTCGCGCTCATCCAAAAACTTGTCCGCAAGGCCGAGGCCCGCAAGGACCAGGAAGAGATCGACCAGCTATACGACGATCCTGCTGGCTGGTTTGGCGAGCATTTTAATGCTGACGGCAGCCTGCGCGACACGGCAGCCACCAACCAGACCACCGAAACCGAAGATCACGATTGAAGCCCGGCCCGGCGGCGGGATCTGTCTGGACCGGGAAAATACGATCCGGCTGGGCGCGTACATAATCAGGTTGGAACAGGGATACAGATAATGGCCGACATAGCCGACCGCGCATACGTATCCGAGATGGGATATCTGCAGGACTGCCTTGCTGCCGCACACGATGCCGCCGAGGTTGCCGGGGTCAGCCTGGCTCACTGCGAGATCTGCGGGGAGAGCATCCCCGAGGCCCGGCGGGTGGCCGTGCCTGGAGTGCGGTTGTGCATTGAATGTCAGGAAGAATTGGAGAGGGGGTCGTGATGTACGTCGAGCAGGTACGCGCGGACCTTGATTGCATCTATGGCGAGATCGGGAATCCGGCCACGTACAACGGGGCCGACGTGACCGTCTGCGTTTGGCGGGCAAACGGGCTGCAGGATGCCGGAGGGTTTGTGCGCGAGACAGCTTCCTGCCGGGTCCGGATCAGCGAGGTGGCGGCAATCAAAAAAGGGTCGGACACGCTGACCTACGGCGGGGCCATGTGGCTCGTGGACGATGTGGAGAGGTCGGATGCGTATGAGCATCTGCTGCTGTTGGTGCGGGAATACGCGGGGCAACTATGAATATCGATCTCAAAGAAGACGGTACCGCCGCTGTCATCGCCGACCTGAAAAAGATCACCGGACCGCTAGGCGAAAAAGCGAGTCAATCAGCCCTCAAGTCCTGCGGCTGGTACATGCAGCAGGCCCTCAAGGACGAAGGCCGTCGCGGATCATCCAGCCGGTGGGGTCGCCTCAATCCGCACACAAAGATCCTCCATCAGACCCACTCGGGCAAGTACATCAAAACCACACGCTGGAAGACCGGCAAGCGCAAGGGCCAGGTGCGTCCCAAGACATCCAGGGCAGGGAAGCCGCTCTCACGGATGGTCAATGCGCCACGGTACGTGGTTACAGGAAACGAGGTTGAAATCGGCTTTGTGGGCAACGCCCGGTCAGCGGCCGGAATGATTTCGTCCATGGCCGTGCCTGCGGGTATCAGGGTGACGCCAAAAATGCGGCGATTCTTTTTTGCCATTGGATTTCCTTTGAAAAAAGAGACTACCTGGCTCTATCGCCGCGCCCGGCCCTGGGTCAGACCTCGCTACGAAAAAGAAAAGGCCGGAATCGGCAAGCGGTACGAGGACAAATTCATCGGCGCCCTGGAGCGCTACGGAGTGAAGTTTGAGTAACCCAACGATCAACACGATTATTGTCGGCCTTGCCGAGGCTATTGGAGCGGACAGCAGCATCGCCGAGTGGGTAGCCGATCATTACGGCGACGACGCCACGCACCACGTACACATCGGCATCGACTACGACCATCCGCCCGTGCCCCAGGAAGACGGTCCGATCATCGAGATTGCGACCGGCAAGCGCAGGCGTGATCTGGATGCCCGCTGCCAGGTCCACCAGGTGCAGCTCGGGACCCTGGTCTATTCGACGGGCTACACGACCGGCACTGACTCAAACGTGCATATCTCCACGGGCGTGGGGTGGGTCAACGACCTGGCGGTGATGGTGGAGCATGCTGCTGTTAAATATTTCCACGATAACCACATCTTGTGGCACACGTCGGACGGGCTGCCTGATTCATCCGGCGGGAACACATATCGTGCGGTCTGGACGGTGGACGTCTCGGTCCGCGACGTGATTGTTTATTAAAAGGAGAACATCATGAAACTAACCCAACGAAGGGTCATCCTCGTCAAAGAGGAGACAACCCGGGACACCGACGCCACTCCCACGGCCGCAACAGATGCCATTGTGTGCAACACGGCGGCGGTCATGAAGCCGTCCGGGGAAGAAATTGCCCGGGACACCGTGCGCCCGATCTGGTCGTCCCAGGGGCATGTTGTCCACGGCGTTTTCAACACCATCGACATCGAGGTGGAGCTTGCGGGGTCCGGGACACCTGGTACCGCACCTGCATTCGGGCCGTTGCTCAAATGCTGCGCCATGTCCGAGGATGTGGAAACGGACACATCGGTCACCTATGCAAGCGCTACCCAGACTCCTGCAGCGCAAAAGACATGCACGGTTTATTGGTATGAGGACGGGGCGCTGCACAAGATGGTCGGATGTGTCGGCACGATGAATCTATCCGCGCCATCCGGCATCGGGAAGCTTTCGTTTTCCCTGCAGGGCACGTATGTTGCCCCCACGGATACGGCACTTCCGGATGCAGTGTTGTCGAGCGTTGTGCCGCCTGTTGTTGCGGGGATCAGTCTGACAATTGGGTCGTTTACCCCTGTCATCACTGCATTGTCCGTCAGTTTGGGCAACAGTATCGCCAAACGGCAGGACATCAACGATGAAAACGGCATTGCCGGGTTTGTTATCAACGGTCGCGAGGTGACCGGATCGATAGATCCTGAAGCCGCAACCTTTGCCGAGTTTAATCCCTGGGCAGCCTGGAAAGCCGGTACTACTGCGGCCATCTCCGCGACCATAGGCGACACGCCCGGCAACACCTGCGCAACCTCTCTGCCGGTGTGCCAGTACCGTACGCCGAGTTACGGGGACCGCGAGGGTGTCAGGACATATGACCTGACCTTTGTTGCCAGGGATGATGCGGGAGGTCCGGAATTTGTGCTGACGTTTAGCTAGAATCGCCAGGGCGGACCATCCGGCCCGCCCTGACCACATCAGGGGAGGGACAAAAGGAATGAGAGACTTAACAGCAACAAAAAACATCATTGAAATCAAAGACGCCATGGCCGGGGTTGTCCATGAGCTCCACTATCGCACCCCCACGACATCAGAGCGGGTCAAGTTTCGGACCCAGCTGTTCGAGCGGCGGGGCAATAAAATCATCAACCGCGCCCTGGCCACCCAGGAGAAGTTTGGGGCACTTATCCTGGAAGGGTTCAAAAAGGGCACGATCTCCGTGGATGGCAAAGCGATTGCGGCTGATCCCGACGATCCGGATTATTACCCGGAATGGAAAGAATTGATGACAAAGGCCGCCCCGGAGCTGCTTGCGGTTGTCGCCCGCGTGGCCTTTGACGGGGCCGAGGCGGTCCACCGGCCCGACCAGCCGGCAGAGATCGTCATGGAAGAGCTGGAGGAGGATCTGGGGGAATAATCAGCCGCTACGGTCAGAGGTGCACACCGCAGCGGCAGGAGCAATGCAAAAAGGCCAATGGATCGTTTTTCCCGGCATGCTGCGAGGGCTGCCCGGCAAACAATTTCAGGGGATCGATATGGGTAGAGCACTTGTTGTGGATCAGACACATCCGCAGGGGCGGCTACCCGTTTTCGCAGGACGACTTGAGCGTGGAGATGTGGGAAGATTTGGGAACGCTGGATGTGGTGCTTACGGGCAAAGGATCTGGATCAAAACGGTAGACCAGTCGATCCGCACGTCATCCATGTCCGGCTTGTGCGTCTCCCACCACGAATCACTGTGGTCCGATTCGTCGTTACCATCGCTATCTTTGGTATTTGGCACGGTTGAATTTCTCAAGTCCTGCCGGACCGACTCGATAAAAGCCTCCCTGTCTTTACAGGTGGACCCCAGCGCGAGCGGCTCAAGCGACCCGTCAATGCCTGGATGGTCAATTTCGAGCACGTCCACGGCCTGATTGCCAATATTGGGCGCCGGGTGGCTGGCTGCACAACCGGCACACAACATGATCAATACTATCGCAATCGCAACACATCGTCTCATAACGTCAACTCCGTTTTTCCGCACGATATCACATAGCCCCAGGATTGCAAGATATGGCCGAAAATAGAGTCAAAATAACGATCAGCGCGGACGGCAAAAACGCCGAACAGGCTATCGGACGGCTGAACAAGAACCTCAAGGCCACCGAGGGTCAGACAGCGAAGACCGGCAAGGGCATGCGCGAGCTCAAGTCCTCGATGTCTGGCGCGGTCGCAGCAATCGGTGCTCTGGCCGGGGCAGCCGGAATGGGGATGATCATCAGCTCGTCGGTGCGCACAGCTGCGTCATTCGAGACATTGGGGGTCAGCCTTAAAACGGTCACAGGGTCCTCTGCCGCCGCCGAAGAAGCCCTGGCGTGGATCACCGAGTTTACCGCAAAAACCCCTTATCAGCTCGAAAGCGTGGCTGATGGATTTCGTAAGCTCACCGCCTACGGCCTCGATGCGACAAAATATATGGGCACCCTCGGGGACACCGCCTCGGCCATGGGCAAGAGCCTGGACAGTGCGGTCGAGATGTTCGCCGATGCAGCTCAGGGAGAGTTTGAGCGCCTTAAGGAGTTCGGTGTTCGCGCAGCTGTCGAGGGCGACAACGTGACTTTCAAGTGGATGGAAAACGGCAAGCAGATGCAGACCACCACTGAAAAGACACAGACCGCCATTACCCAGACTCTGGACGGGGTATTCGCGCACTTCAAGGGCGGCATGGAAGAGCAGTCCAAGACCTGGACGGGTATGATGTCCAATCTGTCGGACACCACCACCCTTTTTCAGAAAAAGGTTATGGACTCCGGCCCGTTCGTTGTCATGAAGTCAAGCCTTGCCGAGTTTATGTCCTACCTTGGCACTGTCGAGGGGCAGATGACCCTTGATCAGTGGGCCGAGGATACGGGCCAAGCCATCGTCAACACCATGGAGGTTGCCACGTGGGCGGTCGAGCCGCTGGCGTTTGCCATCAACGGTCTGGGGGGATCGTTCGACGCATTGAAGCTGGGCGTGGCCGAAGCCGAAGAGTTTTTGCTCGATCTCTACACCTCGATCCCGACATGGATGCTGCCCGAGGCCATGGAGATGTCCGCGACAACCATCGATGCCCTGCGCAAGACCATCCATCAGACCAAGGAAGAGGCCACCAAAGACATTATTGAAACGGGCAATACCATCGAGGGATTGCACGGCAAGTTTGAAAATCTCCGCCAGATGATCGACACGGCCGGGGCCGCAGGCGTCGAAAACATGCAGGAGGTCGGCGAGCAGGCAGAAGATACAGGCAAGGATATTGTAAAGGCCCACGCCGACACGTCCAAAAAGCTCTCCAAGGAAGACGAAAAACGCCTCAAGGAAGAAGAAAAGCTCCTCAAAAAACAGCTCAAAGAAAACGAGGACATGCTCGATGATCTCGGCAAGGTCCGGGATAAGTCACACGACGATGCGGTGGATGCCGCCGTTGATGAGTATGAGCGCAAGCACGACCTGCTGGAGGATTTTGAGGATGTATATGATCGGTCCCTGGGCGATCGGTACCAGATGGACAGGGACATGGTCCGTGCCCAGGCCAAGCTGTATGAGGACGCCGGGGCCGACAAGGTAAAGGTTGCCGAGTGGGCGGAAAACGAGATCGAGAAGATCAACGCCGACGAACTCCGGGCGCATCAGGAGGCCGAGCGCAAAAAGGCCCTGGCGTCTGACGATTTTTTTGCAGGGATGAAGGTTGGTTATGACGATAACCTAAAATACGCCCGCACCTGGGCAATGACCGGCTACGACATCATGCGGGATTTCGCCCAGGAGTCGGGCGATGTCATGTCTGACGTGCTTTTCGACGCCGTAAAGGGGGATATGCAATCCCTGGGCGATTATTGGGAGTCATTTTGGGATTCCATGCTCAGGTCCATGACCGACTACGTCGGCCAGATGGCCGCCGAGTGGGCCACGTCAAATCTGATTTCG